CCCCAGTGTATATTGTTTGTAGTTTTCATACCAATCTTCAAATTCGTCTGGAGTTTGTTTTGCCACTAATGCAGCTTTAATTGCGGTAATAGCCTGGTCTTTAAAATCAAACAACCCCAGCTTGACATCGGTGCGATTAAACTGTATTAGTGCTCTCCATCTTTTACTTTTGCCTTGAGTTCTTTCCAATATGTAACTATCTTCCATTACAATTGCCATCCTTTCTAATTTTAACCGGTCATAAGGCTAATGCACTCAATCGCAGCAGCTAGCATATCATCTTTTGATGTAGCTTTGTTAATTTGTGCTCTTAGCATCTCTGATCGTTTAATCATCTCTGCTTGAGCCATTACAAAGCTATATTTTTTGTTTTAATTTTTCAAAATTAGTCATTTTCTCAATCCTCTCTAATTTCAATTTAAATGCCCTTTTTAGCCGCTTTGATTTTAGGGGTATACTTTTATTATTTTTCTGCTATCGTGGCAATTTGGGGCGGTTTTTGTGCTACTTTCTCCATGTCGGCTATACTCACCGAATTAGCTTTTAAATCCTTTAGTTCAAGCTGATAATACCATTTCATTTTCTTGTGATGTATTCGCATTATTACAGCGGTCACGGTGTAATCTATGCCGTCATAGGTTACTATCGTCTTTTTGGCTATTGCGGTCTTGACATCAGCTAGCTGCATATCTGCACAGCCTCCTCCACGCTGTAAGCAACTCCGGCAGAACAACCTTGTTTACGCATTCGGTCAAGGAAATTCAGCTGTTCAGCCGTTGGCGTATTCGGGTGTACTTTGACTTCAATAAAATAAACCTTGCCATTTTTTACAGCAAACAAATCCGAAAAGCCTTTAGGAAGTCCAGTATTAAAATATCTGCCGTCAGGAGTTTTAACCGTTCCGACATTTGCCCGGAACACTATGAATTTCCTTGATGATAATTCAAGCCGAATAGCGTTCATTAATGATGTTTCGTTCATGAAATTATATTCTTCCCTCCCTTACATTCAAAAATTTCATCATGTACTGATATTTCTGTGGAACATTAATTCCCAGTTCAATACATTTGTGAATACACCATGCGAATTTATATCCTTTTGCTTTGCAGAACAGCTTCATCTCGTCAAACGTTTTAATCTGCTTGTAATAACTGCTCGGCTGCATTTTAAGCAGATCCGTTTTCTGAAGCTCCTGCAACTCCGCTTGTTTGGTCTGTATCTCCGAACGCTCTTCCTTTTCAAAGGCATAGCCACATTCAGGACATTCAGTGCAGGTGTTCCTCATAACGTGAAAACAGTTCGGGCATTCCTTGACTAAGACAGTATTTTTCTCTTTGCGCTTTTTTGAGGACAAACTCCATTCTCTTTTGTCATCGGGGAAGCCGTGCCGGAACACGTTACCCACATGGTCAATAATTATAGCTGTCTTACCTTGCTTGTACCTCATGGACCTCATGGACTGTTGAATGTACAAGGTCAGCGACTTTGTCGGTCTGAGCAGTATCACACATTCGCAGTCAGGAACATCCAACCCCTCACCGAATAAATCCACATTGCAAAGGACTTGTATTTTATCGTTGCGGAAGTCCTGCATTGTCTGCTCTCTCTCTGCTTTAGGAGTATTTCCGTCAAGATGTGCAGCAGTAATTCCGACACTCTGAAACTGCTCTGCTGTTTTCTTGCTTGCTTCAATACTTGCGCAGTAAACTATCGTTTTTGTTCCGTCTGCAATTTTAAGGTAATTGCTTACCGTTTCACCGTATATAACCGATTTTTCCATTAATTCGGCTATTTCAGTTTTATCATAATCACCCTGCCTTGTATGTACTCCGTCTGTATCGGCAAGCTTAACGCTGTAATACCGATAAGGTGATAAAAAGTTATTTTCTATCAGCCATGTAGTTGAAACGGAAGTTACAAGGCTGTCAAATACTTCACCTAGTCCGCCCTCGTTCATTCGGCAGGGCGTTGCAGTAAATCCAAGCCTTAATGCTTCGGGGAAATAATCATAAATCCGCTTGTATGTATCTGATAAAGCGTGATGTGCTTCATCTGTGATAATCAGCGCAGGCTTCGGAGTTTTCGCAAGCCGTCTTGTAACAGTCTGTACCATGCTGACAGAACAGTAATCAAAATTAACACCGCAGGCAGTAAATGTATTTGTAATCTGTGAGCAAAGCTCCTGACGATGTACAAGGAATAAAACTCTGTTGTGCTTGTCCGTTGCACCTTTGGCAATCATTCCCTGTATAACGGATTTTCCGCCACCGCAGCCTAGCACTGCACATACGGAGCGTTTGCCCTTGCGTAACTCTGACTTTATACTGTTAATTAATTCCGTTTGGTATGGTCTTAATTGTATAATTTGTATCACCTCACAATATAAGGGCGGTTTGTTTGTTAATGTTGTATAAAATAGTGCTTACATGCTTACATAACCGCTTACATCAAAAATGCCCTCAAACAACGTATTTACGTTTGTGCTTACATACTTACATTTTTACCGCAAGTATTCTTATAATATATAATAAAAAATTAAATCACGCTAAAAATAAAATGCTATATGTATATATTATTTTATGTAAGTATAGTAAGTATGTAAGTATAGTATATATAAAGCCCGTCCCTACGTGGTTTTTTAGTGCTTACATAGTGCTTACATTTTTAAAACACGTAAGCACCAACGTATTTACGTTGTTTAATCACTAAAAGGGTCTTCCGATGTGTCTAATTCGTCTCTAAAATCAGGCAATTGCAGCTTAATATAATTACCTTTAGCGTTAAAACAATGTGTCTGATGTATATATCTACCCATGCTGTTCTTAACCAAATATTCTTTCTCTGCCCATTTTCTCTTAACTGCATCAAATTCAAAGCCTGCAGCGACCATTTTCTCGCACAGAACATCTTTGTTAATCAATACAGTATCGTCATATTCGTCAATTTTGCCCCAAATCTCACCATTGTTATTTTCTGCTGACTTAAATCTGTTAGCGTTTTTAGCTATCATATTTACGATAAATTCATAAGCACGTTCTGACACATCAACAGCCTTTGTGGAAGTAAGATATTTTTCAACCTCACATATCATCAGCGGCTGCTCGTTGGTGTAAATATACTTGCAGGCGAGCCTGTCAGCTAACAGCATTAACGCCATCGAACTGGCTTGCTTGTCCGTTGTGATGTTCAAGCCGAGTATCTCGTTAAAAATTTCGGTGTACTGTTTCAGCAGATCTTCATTGCGGATTGCAGAAATAAAATTAATTCCTGCGTGTCCGTAATGCTTGTTCACAAAATTAACAGTTTCATTGCCCTTAGAAATAACCTTGTCAGTACATTCAATTTCAATAACTCTGTTAATAACACCGCCGCCGCTGCCTGGCTTCGTGCATGGTTCCTCTCCTGTGAATAAAAATGCCGTATACCATGCCCGCATTTCGTTATTTTTGTCATAGGACATTCGTCCTCGCTCAATACCCTCAGTCACTTTCATAATAAGACTGTCGTAACTGTCCCATCTAGTTTTAATTGTTTGGAGTTCGTCCCCTGCAAACGGGATATTTCGGAGAAACGCTGCTGTCGATAGCATGCTGTTAGCGGTCATGTTCATAGTTCTAGTCATGCGCCCCATTCTCGGATTACCCCATATTGACATAGCAACCATTAAGCCTACTGTCTTACCGCTTCCAGTTCCGCCCCATAGGTGCAGGACAAAAGGCAACGCCGCTACTTTTTCAATAATTGGGCTTGCAAAGCTAGCAGCCATCTGCATTCTCAAAAAGATGTTTTTTCGGAGTTCATGCGTGTAATTTATCCATTCCGTATAATCTCCTGCCTGTGAAACGGCTTCAAAGAGGTATTTATTCTCTTTTTCACCGTCAAACTTAATATCAGGAGCATACGGTATAAACTGATTTTCACACCAGCCTAAACGCGATACTGCTTTATGTCGGGGCAGTTCGTCAAGATTAAGTGCAACGCAGTCAGCAATATACTTAACAAGCAGCTTTGCATTATCGGAATTAACCTCAACGCCACAGTCAGCAAGATCAACAATCTTACCGTTATTGGCAACCTTTGAGCGTTCAACAATAATGCTGTTCCAAGCGCCGTTTTTCTTAAATTCAAGGCGCATTTTCTCAATATTGGTATCAACATTTACAAGTATCTCTGTCGGGAGTATAGGAATAGGGGAAGCATAGCGGCAGAGGATATTCCTGCCGTCTTTCTGCATTTCGTTGCGCCTTACTCCGCCGTCATCTGCCTGCCACTCTCCGCAGTTAAGTTGTATCGATTGATTAATAAAGTTTGTTGTGTTCCCTGTGTTTCCCTGCCGAAATTGCTTAGCTCGCTTTTCGCAATGTTTGTTGTATAAATTTTTAAATTGCCTTACAAGATTGTGTTTTCTTGCAAAAATTTCTATTGCTATATACATTTTTTCACGTTCCAACGGATCCGGTATGCTTAAAATAAACTCATATGTATCATCAGCCAATATATTGCTCTCGTCTAAGGTCTCGACAAATGCATTCAAGTCGTCTGTCAATCGCTTTCACCGCCTCTCTGTTCGTTTTAAAAAAGTCCTCCGGATTTACAATTAAACAATCGAAATAATATTCAAGTTTTTCAAGCTCACTTAACGCTTCATGGAAGTATGGGCTTTCAGGGTGCTTACGTTCATGCCATAAGAAACGGTGATACACATTAACACAGTCAAACGCATAGTTAAGCCATTTTTTAAACGCTTCCTCGTTTTTTTGCCGTATGATATGCCGTGAAACAGCTTTGCGGTCAACTTGCCCTGACAAGTTTAAACCCAGTCCAAAGTCGGCGTTAAGCTTCGCCATAGCCTGCATAAAGTCAAGATTAAAATACAACTGCACAAACTTAATCACATCTCCGCCTGTTCCACAACCAAAACAATAAAAGCTATGCTCATACAAGCGGCAGGAAGCAGTTTTTTCACTGTGAAAGGGGCAACATATGTAATTACGACTATTAGATATAAAGCCGTAAGTCTGTGCCACATCATGCATTTTAAGTGATTTTATGATATCAACGTTAGAACGGTAATTCGTCATCACTGATTATTTCCTCGAAATCATTCGGTAACGGAGTAGACGTGACAGGCGTAGGAACTGAACCGACCATAAGCTTATTAGCGAAAACAAAGCCATCGCAATTCAATGTCCAGTAAGTTTTATTCTCATACTCACGGCTTTCAAGTTTTCCCCATGCTAGAACGGTATCCCCCTTTTTAATTCCTGCCGCCGAATTGTGCCAGCTTGCACAGCTGCACCAACTCGGGGTTGGCTTTTCCTCGCCATCTTTCGGGGGAAGTTCTCCAACCTTTACAGAAAACTTATAAGGTGACTTTTCGTTTGTACCTTTTTCACTGTCTTTTGGAACATAGCCCCCAACTATAACAGTACCATCCGGAAATTTTGCTTTCATATTTTTACCTCCAAATCTCTATAATCAATAATTTCAGTTAATACTTTGGTCTGCTTGCACCAGTTACAATGTTCGCAACGCTTGGGATTGTCTCCGGTCTTTTTTATTTCTGCGTATTTTCTCACGTTTCTGCGCACATATTCCAAACAATGGTCAAGTCTGTCCTGAGGAACACTCAGCAAAGCAATGTCCGGCTCTGTTTCTTTTGTTGCTGCAGCAATTACGAACGGTAAAACATCTCCTGTGTTTTGTCTTACAATTTCCTGATAAACAGCCCCTTGAATGTCATATCCCCACGCTTCAACGAAAGAAACGTATTTACCGTTAAGCCATGTTGGTTCAAAATCTCGGACAATTTTAAGATCCACAATAACCTTGCCTGCGTGGTAGCTATCCATTTTAATTTTAAACGGGATATCTTCAATTTCACCCGTCATAATAACTTGTTTTTCGCCTGCCATGTACTTCATAAACATTTGGTCTCGCTCAATGCGCTTGATTATGTATTCTGCCTGTTTGTATTCCGCTTTAAGTTCCCCGTCTGTTTTTTTGAATATTTCCGGGTGCATTGCTTTAAAGCTATCCAGTGTACCCTCAAAATAACTATCAACATAAGACCCTACAAGCAGGGCGGTTGTTGTTTCGGGAATGTAGTCTTCTGCAAGCTGTGCAAGTGTCAAACTTTCACACTTTTCAAAGCTCTTAAACTGAGAAACGGACATATAATCAATATTAGAACGTTGAGAGTAGTAATTTTCAGCGTTAATCATAAAACATCCTCCATAGTTCTCTTGGTTTTTTCTATATCCTCCGATTCGCCCTCAACATGAACGCCCATCAAAGTCTCGGGGCAATGAACCCTAGCAAAAAACGCCGCCGCACGATACGCGAGCATTTGGTCGGTCATATTAGCCCACTTTGGATTTTTGCTGTACCAGCCTTCGTCTTTTGCCATTTTAACAGTGATTTCCGTTCCCTCAACAGGAGTATTGTCATCAGCCCATACAGCAGATAAATAACAACCCCTGTTATCACTGCCGCGTTCTCCAGTATAAACGTGGCGGACTTTCTTAAACTTTCCGCAACCCTCGATAAGCGCCTTACAAGCTTGTCCTGCCCACGACGGCTTACCTTTGACAACATATAAATTTTGCATAACCATGATAGGGGACACGCCCATTCTGTCAGCCATATCAATAGCAATTGCGCAATCTGCAGGCTTGCCTTTGTAACTGTCGGGGATAATCTCTGCTGTAGATATCACTTTAGCAAGCTTGTAAGCTCTGCTAAAATCCGCTATAATATTTGACGGCTGACTAAGTACAACCGCCGTTTCTGTTTGCTGTTCTGGAATAATTATTTCGTTTTCCATAATTTTTCTCTACACTCCTCACAAATTCCGTTAATAAAGCCATTCCCAACAGCCCCACACCTTGCGCAAGTTTCATAATGCAGCCAATTCCCCGAAAAATACCACTCTGTCAGCACGTCAAGTCGTTCCTGCTCTGTGGTATTTGCTAACATATATTTTGTTGCTTCATCGTCAGGGACGGTTGTTTTACCGTCAAAACTGCAGTACGGCATTTAAACACCTCACAATTCAAGCTGTAACTGTACGTCTGATTCAGTAAGCATTTTGCCTATTGCTTCAGTATAAAACTGCTTCGATACCTCGAAACCGTAACTATTGCGGTTTATTTCTCTGCATGCTCTTAGTGTTGTTCCACTTCCAGCACAAGGGTCTATAACAATGTCCCCCTCGTCAGTAAATATCTCGATCAGCTGTTTAAGCAAGCTTACAGGCTTTTGATGTTGTGCTTCTTGATTCTGTGGTCGAGAATGCATTCTGCTTCATATTTAGTCATTGACAGCCTCACATTCTCCTGCTATTGGCAGGCTATTTAGTCCACTGTTCAGCCATTGCTTTGGCTATGCCGGGAAAAGTTTTCGAACGCCTTAAACTGTCCCTAATTACAGTCCCTTTGTTTTTTCGTGGATTTCCTTTGTGGTCTTTGCTTCCGCCTGATACCCAGCTTATTATCCCATCAGTTATGATTTCTGTCGGAGTTAGCTTTGGCAATCCTTTAAGCCACAAACAAGTTTTTTTGCTGTAAGGGTGTCCGTATTCATACGGCTGTATTATCTGCGTGTATTTTGGCAACTCATATATTCTTGTTGGTATAGGATTTTCAATTGCAATTTTGTCACAATCTGCATTATAAAACCGCATAAAGAATTCTTTTGCTTCAAGTCCTTTTCTATACCGTTCTTCGTTTAATACGCCCTTTTGCGGAAATAGTCTTGCGGCCCCTGCGTTTGATAAATATGTACATGGAGGGTGAGCAATAATCATGTCCCATCTATCAGAAACGCTATGTAATACACCGTCGCACGTTGAAAACTTACATCTGCCATTAAGCAACGGTAAAACGTCCTGCATTATATGCCATTCGGGGTGTCCTCCCGAACATTCGATAATATCGCAACTGTAAGCTTCATGCCCCAGCTTTCTTAATTCAATCGTTACCGCCTGACTTTCTTCACAGGCAACCAAAATTTTCATTGACACCAACCTTTCATAGTGCTATAATATAACCGTAAACATTCCCCATGTTATAAGCTTGTCCTACTGCTATAGGGCAGGCTTTTCTTTATTAAGTTTTATTACAAACTCCATTCTTCTTCACTTCCTTTCTTTTTAAACATTCTTCCGCACCCTCAAAATTGGTATATTTAATAAATAGCGGATTATAGAAATTCGGTATCTTTGCCGTAT